TGCGCTGCGTTACCGGTATCGCTCAATCTTGGCGGCTACAAGCCGAGCGGACCCGCGAAGCATTGCGCGAATACGACGGCGGTGTTGTCCGCGCCGCGCTTCGGGCCGGTGACGCATTTCCGCTGCGCGCTCAACGCCTTCAGCAAGGCAGGCGTGCCATATCAGATCGGCGGCGGGGCCTATTGGCACCAGGTGATGAGTGAATTGCTGGAGTCGCATCTCCAGCGCGACGGCATCAAATATATCGTTAGTTGTGACTACGACACGGTTTTTGGTTATGAGGATTTGCTAGAACTTTATCGCTTGATGGAAGCGGTACCGGGGGCCGACGCCATTTGCGCATTGCAAAGCAAGCGAGGTTGCGAGGAAGCGCTGTTCGGCATCCGGCGCCAGGATGGCAGCCATGTTACGTCGATCCCGGGATACCAGATGGAGCGGCATCTGTTTCCCGTCAGCGTCGGGCATTTCGGACTGACGATTTTCCGGGCTGCGGCGCTGGCCGCGCAGTCGCGGCCTTGGATGCTGCCAAAGCCGAACCCGGACGGCCGCTGGACCGATGGCAAGATGGACGCGGATATCGATTTTTGGGAGCGCTGGCGCCGCGCGGGGCGCACGTTGTACCTGGCGCCGCGCGTGGTGGTGGGGCACCTGCAGGAACTGGTGACATGGCCGGGTAAGGACCTGCGCCCGCTTTATCAAACAGTGAGCGAATACGACGCGGGCGGCATGCCCGGGGAGGCAAGGCGATGAGCAGAAGTCTCGGAGGCAAGATCCGCGTGTGCATCAAGCGCCGCTGGCGCGGTTATCCGGTTGGCGCGGTCATCAAACCGCCTGGCGCCTTGCGGAAAATGCTGTTACAGGATGGCACGGCAGAAGTGATGCCAGAAGAGGCCGCGGCCGTGGAGCAGGCGGAAGAGGCAGTAGAATCCACGGAACAGATGAACCTGGACGCGCCCCATGCGGCCGAGACTTCCGATGCTTCATTCCCGGACGAGGAGGAAAAACCGGAAGCCACGGAGAAGAAGAAGCGCAAGCGTAAAGCCGACGCCGGCGACGAGTAGCCCGGATGATTCTGACGCTGACCACGCCGCCGGCCGTCGAGCCGATTTCGTTGGCCGAGGCGCGCGCGCATTTGCGCTTGGACGGCAGCAATGCCGAGCCCGCGCCGGGATCAATCACGGCGGCGCTGGCCGCGCCGGCCGCGCCTGGCAACGTGGACAATGGCGCGCACCGCTACCGCGCGACGTTCGTCACCGCTGACGGTGAAACCGAAGGCGGCATTATCTCGGCGGCCGTTACGGTGAGCGACAAGACCGTCAATGGCAAAGTGGAGCTGACGGCCATCCCGCTCGGCGGTTCGTTGGTGACGGCACGCAAGCTGTACCGCACCCAGGCGGCTGGCGGCACTTATCTGCTGTTGGCAACGCTGTCCGACAACACCACGGCGGTCTACACCGACAACATCGCGGACAGCGCCCTAGGCGCTGGCGCTCCGACGGTGAACACTACCGTGGACCCGGTCCTGACGGCGATGGTCGCGGCGGCGCGCCAGCATATGGAAAATATCCTGCGGCGCGCGTTGATCACGCAGACATGGAAGCTTTATCTCAACAAATTCGAAAGCGAGATCGAGATACCGCGCGCGCCGTTAATCTCTGTTAGCTCCATCAAGCATTTCGATACCGGCGGCACCGAGCAGACGCTGGCCGCCAGCGTGTACACGGTGGACACGGATTCGGAACCAGGGCGTATTTACCTGGCGCCGGACCAGAGTTGGCCGGACACCGATGGACGCGAAAAGGCCATCACCATCACATTCGTGGCGGGTTATGGCGCCGCCGGTTCGTTCGTACCGGCAGGGATTATCAACGCACTCAAACTGCAGTTGGAAATCTTGTACGACCGTCCGATCAAGGAATATCTGGACTCCATCGAACGCGCGCGGGATGCCTTGCTGGCACCGTACAAGGTGTTCACGCTCTGATCGGTGGACTGGCTGTCTTTGAATCATGGCGCGTGGGAATGCGAGGGCTATCGCATCGCGGCGGCGAAACTGAACGAGGAATGGCGTTATTGCGCGTTCGCGCCGCCGTTGAGTGACACCGAATTCGAAACCTTGCTGAAAACCCATTACGCGCTTGGTGAATACGTGCCACAGCAGCGCGCGCCGTTGGGCTGTTATGCGAAGCCCGAAGCCGCGCGCCAGGCCTGTGCCGATCATTTGGCGGAAAGTCTTTCTCCTCCTGTCGGTGGTTAAGGGGCGGTCGTTACGCCCCTATTTTTTTAATGAAAAGGAATTAAGCCATGACACCAGAAGAAAAAACCGAAGTACGCCATGAACTGTTGGGTGAAATCATCGCCGGTTACGATCAGTTGATCGAAATTTTCCAGACCGGCGGCGATGCGCCCCTTATGGGACATGCCTATGACCCGAAGGAAAACGAGCGCGAGATCAAACTCGTTCAAAACATGAAGAAAACACTGGTGGAAATGCTGGATGCGTAATTTTTGGGAGTAAAGAATGCGTGCAGGCGAACTGGACCGGAAGATCGTCATTGAACAGGCGAGCGAGACGCCGGATACCATCGGCACGGTGATCAAGACCTGGTCGACATTCGCCACCGTCTGGGCCAAGCGCACGCCGCTGCGCGGACGCGAATACTTTTCAGCCGCGCAGAAGGGCGCGGAAAAGGATTTTACCTACCGCCTGCGCTGGCTTTCGGGGCTCACGGAAAAAATGCGCCTCGTGGATGACGGGGAATATTGGGATATCCAGCACATCGCGCCCATCGGCCGGCAGGAAGGACTGGACGTGATCGTGCGGGTGCACCGTGGCTGATGGAATTGAAATTAAATTGCGCGGTTTCGATGAATTGGCCAAGCAATTGCGCGAGCTACCGGAGAAGCTGGCACAAAAAGCGCTGGATGCCTCGCTGAAAGAAGCTGCCAAGCCGATGCTGGCGGCGGCCAAAGCGAACGCACCGGTGCTGGCACAGAACACCGTCCGGCGCCGTGCCGGCACGCTGCGGCGTTCGATCCGCCTCAAGAGTTTCCGGGTGCGCGGTTCGCTCAATCGCGGCATCACCATTGGCGTGCGCAAGCTGACGAATCGGCAGGTACGCGGCAACAAGTTGGCCGCGGCGGCGTCGCGGCGGCGGTTGGGCGTGCGCATTTCGTCTAACTGGAACGATCCGTTTTACTGGTATTTCGTGGAGCACGGTACGAAAAAAATGGCTGCGCGGCACTTTCTACAACGCGCCTTGAAAGAACATCAAGATGAATTTCTGACCCGGTTTCGCACCGGTTTGGGGCTCGCCATCGAAGCGATCTGGAAAGCCCATGGCCGCTGAAGAATCGATCAAGACCGCATTGGCCTCGCTGGTGGGCGGTCGCTATTACTTCGAGCAGGCACCGCAGGACGCGGTGCTGCCGTATATCGTCGGCGATCGCGTCACCGCGCCGCGCGAGAATACGCTGAACCGGTCAGTCTCGCTGGTGAACCCGCAGTTCCAGATAGCCTGTTTTGCCGCCGACATCACGCAGGCGCGGGCGCTCGCGGCGCAGGTCAAGACCGCCATGAAAACGGCGGGCGTGACCAACGAATTAACCGACGATTCGATTGATTTCGATCCGGTGACGGAACTGGATTTTGTCAATCTCAGTTATTCCTGCTGGGAAACAGAGTAGACGGGCGGATCAATATTACTGGGCGCAGCAAGCAGCGCCCTTACCAAATTGTTTTTTCAATCAATGGGCCGCCTCGCGCGGCCTTTTTCATTTCTAAAAGGAGCGCGTCATGCCCACCCTTGGTATCAATGTCACAGTAGAAGTGCAGAAGACCCTGGCCGCCGCCGACACCGTCACCGCCATTACCAAGGCCAGTCCGGCGGTGCTGACCGCCACCGGCCATGGCTGGTCGAACGGCGATGTGATCGTGCTCGACGTGACAGGCATGGCGGAGTTGGATGGCCAAGCAGTGCGCGTGGCGAATATCACCGCCAACACCGCTGAGCTCGAAGGCATCGATAGCACAACCTTTGGCACCTTCGTCTCCGGCACGGCGCAGCAGGTTTCCGCCTGGGACACCTTCGGTCTCGCGCAATCGCTCAGCGTGGACGAGCAATCGGTGGATGAGATCGACCTCACCACGCTCGCCGACACGCAGCGCAAGATTACCTATGGCTTGCTTTCGGCGGTCAAGGGCAGCATCGGGGCTTTGTGGGAGGCGGCGGATGTGGCCTTGGTGAATCTGCGCGCCGCCACCAAGGCGAAATCGTCCCGGGCATTTCGCTTCACGTTTGCCGATTCCAGCAAGGCCGTTTTCAACAGTCTCGTGGCCATCGGCGATTCGTTCCAGATGGACCAGGGTGGCGCGGCAAAAACCACCTGCAGTTTCACGCTGCAGGGCCGGCAGATCATGTACTACGCGACTTAATCGATCGTATCCGGGCAGGAGAATGGCATGAGTGGAGTAATGACCAAAGCCGGTATTTCGCGTCCGGTATTGAAACGCGAGACCGTCATGGTGGAAGCGCTGGGTGGCGAGGTGATCCTTCAGCAGATGACGTTGCAGCTTTATCTGGAAACGATCCGTTATGGCATGGCGCACGAGAATACCGCGCCGATCGCCAGGGTGCTGGCGGCTTGCGTGTTGGATGCCGACGATCAGCCGATCTTCGATGAATCGGAATGGGAAGCCTGGTCGCCCGGCCATCTTACCGCGACCTTCGATCTTTATGCGAAGGTCAAATCGCTGACGGGAATCGACCTGGAGGAAGCGGCAAAAAACTGACAGCGCGTCCGGAGCGCAAATTCCTGCTGCTCCTGGCGCGCACGATGGGCATCCCGGCCGACGAACTTTGCGAACGGATGTCGGTGGGCGAATTCACCGAGCATTGGGCGGAATACCTGGCCGATCCCTGGGGCGAGCAGCGCGCCGACCTTCGCAGCGGCATTGTCGCGGCGCTGATCTTCAACTCGCACCGTGGCCGGGATCAGAGTTCGAAATCGGCTGCCGACTTCATGCCATACCGGAAACAGGAAGACGAGAGCGAAGTGCGAAAACGCTTTTTTAAGAAACAAAAGCAGAGAACCAGGAGACGCTAGATGCCACGGTTAGACATTGATCTGGTCGCCAACGTCGCGCGATTACAGACCGACATGGCAAAAGCCGTGGGGCTCGTGGACAAGGGATTCCGCGATATGAAGCGCGCCGGCGACCAGGTGCGCAATCTTCTCGGGGCGTTGGGCGTTGGCTTCGGTGCCGCTCAGTTCGCGTCATTCATCAAATCGCAGATCGACGCTGCCGATGCGCTGCAGGACCTGTCCAAACGAATTTCCATTTCGGTTGGCGATCTGGCCGGATTGAAGTTGGTCGCGCAGCAATCGGGCACGGATCTGGAAAGCCTCGCGACCGCCATCAAGAAGCTCGAAGTCAACATGGTGAACGCCAGCACCAATAAGGAGCTGGCCGCGACGTTTCGCATTCTGGGGGTCACCGCCAAAGACCCGACGCAGGCGCTGTACCAGCTCGCCAACGCCTTCAAGAGCCTGGGCGATTCCCCGGAGCGCACCGCGGCGGCGATCAAGCTCATGGGCAAGACCGGCGACGCCGCGATCCCGGCGCTCGCGGCCGGTGGCGAAGAGCTGCGCCGGATGATGGAACGTGGCCGCGAACTCTCGGGCGTGACGGCGGAGAACGCCAAGCGCGCCGATGAATTCAACGACAAGCTGGCGGAGATGAAGACGGCGGTGGGAAGCGCCGGTCTGGCCATCGGTACCGAGATGATTCCGTCATTACTGAAAATGACCAAGGAGATGGAACGCGCCATCCGCGTGTCGGGTGGTTTCAGCGCGTCGCTGCAGAACGCGTTTATCTTGAACTTCAACCCGCAATTCTTCGGGATCACCAACGATTTGGCGGCATTGCAGGAGAAGCTGGAAAAGGGAATTTTAACACCGAAGGCGCGTGAGGCGGTAAAGGCGCAGATCGAATTCCTGAAGGAGCAGTTGGCGGGTTCGCGCGAGGCTCTGGAGCGTCAACGCAAAGACCTCGACGCGATCTTCAGGGAAGATACAGGAGCGACTTTTGGAAAGGCGGCGGGTATAACGCCGCAATTCAAGGTCTCTGGCGGAATACCGCAGAGCGGCGCACCGACGCAGGAAGTGGATAAGGAACGCCTGCGCCTCGTGGCGCAATTCGATGAACTGAGCAAGCAAGTCGCGACGATCCATAAATCCAGCCTCGACGAGCAGACCAAACTCGCCGAAAAGTATGTGCTGGATTACCAGACGCTGAATCGCGCCCGCGCCGCCGGCGTCATCGAGACCGACCGCCAGCTCGGCATCGAACGCCTGGCGATCGCGACGCAATACGAGCAGGACTTGGCCGAGATCGCGGTGAAGCAGGACACCGGGTCGAAGCTGGCCGAATCGCTGGCGGCGGAGAAGGCGCTGCGTCAGCAAGATCTCGAATCGCGATTAATCGGTGTGCAGGATTCGCTGAAATCCGAGCAGCAATTGGAAGATGAGGATTATGCGCGCAAGCTCGCGACGTTGACCGAGTCGAACAACACCATCATCGCCGCGACCGAGGAAATGAATGCGTACAAGTTGCTGAGCGATGATTCTTATCACAAGGCGGCGGAACAGCTTGAATTGGAGCACCGCGCGAAGCTCGGCAATATTCAGGCTCAAGCCGAACTCGCCCGCCTCAGATTCTCGAAGATGACGTTCGATCAACAGCTCGCCACGGCCAGCCAAGGTTTTGGAGCGCTGGCGACGCTGATGCAATCGAAGCATAAGGCGATGTTCGAGATCGGCAAACTCGGTGCGATCGCGCAAGCGACGATTGCTACGCGGAAAGGAGCGATCGAAGCATATGCCGCGTTGGCGGGCATACCCATTGTGGGTCCCTTTCTCGGTGCTGCTGCTGCGGTGGCGTTAACACTGTTCGGGGCAGAACAGATCGCCGCGATTAACAGCACGTCATTTGGTGGCGGTGGCGCGGCGGGGGCCACTCCTACCGTCAGCGTGAATCCGAACACTGGCATGCCGGGTGGCACACCGGGTGGCGATGTGGGCTTATCGCCGCCGGAGCCTACGACGACGATACAAGTCAATATCCATGGCAACGTGCTCGGCAATGAGGAATTCGTGCGCGAGACGTTGATCCCTATTTTTCGTTCCGAAATTAACAACCGCGATATCGTGTTCATCAACTCGGATTCGCGCCAGGCGCGGGAATTGGTATCGGCATGAGCACCGTCGTCTATACCGCCAAGCGCGAGATCGAAAAGACCGCATTTTTAAAGACCGGCACCGATCTATCGGCGGCGGCGGGCGACGATTCCTTCAACTCGGTGACCACGGATTTGTCCGGGGTGCTGAGCGGTCAATGGATTTACGCAAGCGGGTTCACCAACGCCGCCAATAATGGCTGGCATCAGGTGAACGGAAATTCCACGGCCACCAAGATCGTCACCACCAGCAGCTTGACTACCGAGACGGCCGGGGCATCCGTCACCCTGCAGGGATATAAGCGTGGCGATGGACAGTTATACACGCTGGAATTCAAGCCCACCAAACTCGATCGCAGTGAGAAATTCGTGCGCCAAAAGGCGCAGGCGCTCGGCGGCGCACGCGAGACGTTATTCCAACGCAGCGATGTATTCTGGGATGTCAATTCCGGGCCTTTGATTGAGACCGATGTTCCTCAATTTCGGGAATTTCTGGCTTCTGTCGCCGCCGGCGAGACTTTCGTTTTCGATCCTTACGGAACCCTCGGTGCTCCCGACAATTCGTGGTCGGTTGAGATCGATATTGAGCAATATCAGGAAGACCGGATTTCAATGATCCGGCTATACAACTTTCCGTTTCGCGTGCGAGTATTGTGAGATCGGATAATCTTATTTTCGCGGCGCAGAACCTGGCCGCCGCGAAGTCGCCACGCTATACCGTCGAGGTCGCCTTCGACAAGGCCGCCACGGATCTGCATTATTTCACCTCGCACGACGATGCCGCCACGCCCGCCGCGGCGGCCAAGACCTTGGGGGTGGTACAAAACATTTCCGGCACCAGCCAGACACTGGACCCGGCGAATGCACGCTCCAGTATCGGCGCGATCTCGTTCAATCTGGTGGACAAATCCAGCGCCGTGCGGGATCTGCAATATACCAAGCTGGTGCTCGGCAAATCCCTGCGCGGCATGCGCATGCGTGTTTACATCGGCTTCGAGGGGCTGGCGTGGGCCGATTACGTGCTGGTGCAAACGCAGCTCATCGACTACGTCAGCTTCGACGGTGGGGTTTATAAATTTCAGTGCTCGGATATCCAGCGCGAGGAGCGCAAGGATATTTTCGACCTGGCCACGACGAATCTCGCGCTCTCGATCTCGGACACGGACACGACGATCCAGTGCTACGACACCAGCAAATTCACGCTGCTCGCGCACGGCGCCAGCTATTCCGACGCGCCTAACCAGACCGTTGGCTACTTTAAAATCGACAAAGAGACCATCCGTTATACCGGGAAAACCTCGACGAGCTTCACCGGGTGCACGCGCGGTGTCCTGAACACCAAGGCCGAGGAACACCAGATCGATCCCGGCGCCGCACAGGAACAGCGGGCGAAAATCGAGGAATACGTCTACCTCGAGATGCCGGCGGTGAAGCTGATTTACGCCATCCTGACCGGCAAGCTCTATGGCCAGGGCGCGAATACCCTGCCGACCGCTTGGCACTTGGGCATCGCGGACAGTTACGTGCGCTTGGCGGATCTCACCGGCATCGGCGTGGATCTGTGGGATATCGCGGACGATACCAAGGGCGTGGTCGTTTCCTTTGAAGGGATCGGTAAACAGGACGGCAAGCAATTTATTGAAAAGGAATTGCTGCTCTTGCTGGGCCTGTTCAGCCCGGTTTATGCGGACGGCGCGCTTGGGCTGCGCCGCATGAGCGGCGTGCTGTCGGGCGCTAGCTACGTGCTGATGCTGGATGAAAGCAATGTCACGCGCGCGGGCGAACTCAAGCACGACATGCAGGGCTTGCAGAATAATCTCGGCATCGAGTGGAACTGGGACGATCAGAATGAACGGTTTACGCGGTTCACCGCGCTAATCGATGCGGACAGTATCGCCGTGCACGGCAAGGCGAATCCGCTGCGGCTCAAATTCCGCGGCCTCACCGGCAACAACCATACCACCACGACGCTCGCGAAGCAGTTCGATGCGCTGCGCGATCGCTTCGCCGGCCCGCCGCTGCGCATCCAGGTGGAATGCCTGCCGAGTTTGAACGTGCTGGAAGTGGGCGACGTGGCGCGGCTGCGCCTCGCTAGCGTGCGCGATTTCGTCAGCGGCGGAACCCTGGACCGATCGTTCGAGATTCAGAATATCTCGATCGACTGGATTACCGGAAAATTGACGCTGGCGCTCTTCGGTTCTTCGCAGCCGGCCAGCGCGATTTCGCACACCACGGACAACACGGTGATCGGCAATGCCTGGTACACCGGCGCCGGCACCGATTTGGCGAGCGTGCTCACCATTGCCGGCGGTGTGGTGACGGCCAATGGAAATCTGGCAGGCGCGGCGGATCTCGCGAATGCCATTTATTATTTCAACGGCGATCTGACCGTCGGTGCCGGCGTTACGGTCACGATCAACAATAATGTCCAGCTTCGCATCAAGGGACATCTGACCGTCAACGGATTCATCGACGGGAAAGGCCGCGGGCTGGCCGGCGTGCTGGCGCCCGATCCGCCTACGTCGCTGACGTCGCACAATGTCGGCGTTGCGGGCTTTATCGGATCGACCGAGGCCGGCGGGAATTTGCAGAATCCGGACTGGCCGGCTGATTTTTCAACGACCGCGCGCGGCGCTTCGGTCATCGGCCCGAACCCTATCGTGCCGGCGTTTAACCTGGAATGGACCAGCGCGGCGCTGCTCGGCTTACCATCGGATTTACGTGGCTCGTCCGGATCGAGCGGCATGCCCATGTTGCAATACGACGGGCCGACGCTTTACAAAGCCGGTGACGGCGGCGACGGCGGCGCCGGTCTCATGATCGTCTGCCGCGGCATGTCTTTCGGCGTCGCCGGGAAGATCGATCTCAGCGGCACGGATGGCACGGCGGGAACGCTCGTTTATTTAACAAACCCGACTTTCTACAACATGGGCATCGGGTCCGGATCGGCCTCTGGCGGCGGCGCCGGCGGCGCGCCCGGCGGATGCCTGGTGGCGCTGGATGGAAACGCCGCGCTCGCGCCCGATCTCGGCACGTTCTTCGCCAGCCAGGGCGTTACCCCGATCACGGGGTCGCCGCTATCGCAAATAGATGCCAAGGATTGGTCCGGCGAAGGCCACGTTTGGAGTTCGTATTTCGTCGGCACCGGCGACGGCGTGATATTCCCGCGCCCCGATCTTGGCGGCTACAACGGCGGCTGCCGGATTCAATATGTCCTGGCCGAGCCCGCCGCCGCGCAGGATTCGGATGTCGGAAAACTCGCGGCACCGACGAATTTGCAGCTCATCGCCGGGCAAGCGGAAATAATCATTCAAGCGGATGGCACCGTGGTGCCACGCATCAAGGCGACATGGACCGCGTCGACCGACCCACGCGCCGCCGGCTACGAGCTGCAATTCAAACCCACCAGCGGCTCGGATTGGTATTACAGCATGTTCGGCATCGTCGGCCGCGACAAAACCACGGCTTACCTCGATGGCGTCATGGATGGCGTGGGCTACGACGTGCGGCTGCGATCGCGCGACGACGTCGGCGGATCGTCCGATTGGATATCGGGCGCCGTCACCATCACCTCCAAGGACGCGCCGCCCACGAGCCCGACCAAATTGATCGCCGCGCAAAACGGGATGCTCGCCGTGTTTCGCGTCGACCGCGTGGCGGATTTCGATCTGTACGGCATTGAATTCCGTTAAGGACCCCGTGGCACCACCGACTGGGGATCGATGACGCCGGTTACCGATAATTTCGGCAGAAAATTGCTGGCGCAATCCGGCCAAACATCGATTAGCACCGCAGACCTGCCGCCTGGGGACTGGACTATCGCCTGTAAGACGCTGGATACCACCGGGCATGAATCGACTGACGCCGTTTATGATGATCTCAATTTTCAATCGACCTACGATGAGATCGTGGTCGCCTCACAAGCGCCGGACTGGCTCGGGACCAAAACGAATTTCCTGGTGCATTGGACCGGCGTGCTGGTACCGGATTCCACCAAGGCGGCAAACCAGCATACGCGCGAGGAACTGTTCGAGCAATTCTTGCCATATCCGTTCGCGCAATGCACCTACGAAGCGCCGGAGATGGACATTGGTTTCGACAATACCGTGCGCGTATGGGCCACGCTCAATTCCCACCTGGGACGCGGAGCCACCGGTATCGTGAATCCGAAATTACAGATCGACTTCCGGACGCAGGCCGGCAGT